CGAGGTTTGGGGCACAGGTAATCAAACCAGATCATTTCTTTATATAGATGATTGTATTGAAGCTGTTCTTAGATTTATGAGACAAACAAATTTTATGGGACCTGTTAACATTGGATCTGAGGAAATGGTTACAATTAATCAACTTGCTCAAATGGCAATTGATATATCTGGAAAGAATATATCTATTGAAAATATACAAGGTGAAGATTTTGTAAATAAGTATGGGTTCCCTTGCCCAATCGGTGTACAAGGAAGAAATTCTGATAATCGACTATATCGTGAACGTGTAGGATGGGAAGTTTCTATGCCTTTAATTGAAGGTATGAAAACCACATATGCTTGGATTGAACAGCAAGTAAAAGAAATGCAAATTAAAGAAGTTGAAAATGCCTAAGTATGCAAGTATTATTCCTCTTATTGGTGGAATGATTATTGGAAACAAGAAAGTAACTGAGAGTAATCCCGAGTTCATTGTGAGTTGGGATGCTTTCGGTAAAAACGATTCTCATATTGTAAATTATCTTGAGGATGTACCATATCATGTTTTACCCGAGAGTGAAACTGTAAAAGACACAGTATCGCCAGGTATTAAAAATGATTGGTACGAAAAACTTGACTTTGTATCAACCGTATGTCCTTGTGCAGGTCTTTCGATGTTAAATAATGCATCTGGGTCATCTTCTGCTAGAGGAAGTGATGCTGTTCAAAATGATTGGATGTATCGTTCTGCTAACTGGGTTTTAGAAAACCTTAGGCCTAAAGTATTTTGGGGTGAAAACGCGCCAGGACTTTATACTAGTGTAGGTAAAGGTGTTTGTGAAAGACTAAAGAAAATTGCAGAAGATAATGGATATTCTTTTTCTATAGTTAAGACTGATACTTATCTTCATGGAATACCCCAACATAGAAGAAGAACATTTTATTTCTTTTGGAGAGATACAAATGCTCCTATATTAGAATGGAAAGCAAGAACAGATAAAGATCTTAATCTTGTTGAATATTTAAAACAAATACCAGAAGAAGCAAATTATCAAAATGAATTCTTTACAAGAAGTCATCCAATTACAGAGTGGAAACTTTATGAATATGTTCTTGAAAAAACTGGATTAAGTGATCAGGAATTTAGAAAAAGTTATCTTGGTGCTCTTTATCACTATATTAGTGATAAAGGCTGGATCGATGACGCGATGAAATGGATGGATGAAAGATATCCTGGGTATGAAGGTGAAGAGAGAAGTAAGTTGGATCATATTAAAAGAAAGCTTGCCGAAGGTAAAGGTTATTGGGACAGTAGCCCATTCTTTGTAAGCGATTATGTAAATGCTATCATTGGTAAGAATATGCATGTTCTTGTTCATCCAACTGAAGACAGGTTTTTAAACATACGTGAATGTATGTGGTTAATGGGATTACCTCATGACTTTACTCTTACTGAAGAAAACAGAATTTGGAATCACATCGCACAGAATGTACCAGTCACTACCGCTGCATATTACACTGATCAAGTAATGAAATATGTTAACGGTAAATTACGAGACAGTGGTCATAAGTTTGTGATGCAGGATAATGTTTCACAAAGAGTAACAGAAATGAGTGAATCATTAACGGAAGGAAAAAGTTTTAAAGTAAATCCTGTAATTTAAGTAAACCAAGTATTAAAGTTACATATAATTAAAAAATCAAACAAATGGAAACTAAGTTAGAGAAAATTGACAGTTACGAATTTTCCAGCTTTATTAAAAAGCTTTTACCGATTGACAAATTTATCTTTATGAAGATCGGCGCAACTAACACAATGTCTTCTGTATATCTTCCTGAAAGAGATGCAGTTAAACTTGTAAACGTCCCAACAAAAGAACTCTTTGGTCAAGACTTAGAAACACCTGTTAAGGTTAGTTTTTATAATGGTACTAAAGTAAATGATGCATTATCTCATTTCAATGGTGATATGACAGGTACTATTCGATACTCTGATATTGATGGAGAAATGATGGCAAGCGACTTTACTATTAACGGTGCAGATCTTAAAATTAATCTTGCATGTGCAGATCCATCACTCTCATTTATGGAAATGAGTAAGGAAGAAATGCAGCGAGCATTTAGTACCGATACAAGCCTTTTTGAATTTGATCTTCTTACTACACATGTAGACCGAATGAAATCCCTGTTTAATCTTGAAAAAGAAGAAGAGGTATTTGAACTATACGTAAGTGATAAGGGTGTAGGCGTTCGTGGAAATTCATTTGATGCTACACTGTCTCATTCATATGAAGGCGAAGTTACTATGGGAACCAAGGTTACTGTTTATAAGAAGTACTTAGGTTTACTTGATAAGGAAAATTACAGATTGGTTGTATGTTCTAATAAGTTGGTGTTTAAGTCACTTGATACAAATACAATGCTAACTGTTGCTGTCGCTATTACTGATGAAGACTAATATTCAACCAAATCTATCATATATTAAAATCACAGGGTCAATCTATCAGACCCTGTGATTTTTTGTTATATAAATACATAAGTTATGATAAAAGTAATTAAACCACCGCATAATATCGGAAGAGATGTTACCAATGATAGTTGGAGTATCTTTTTGGCAGGTTCAATAGAAATGGGAAAGGCCGAAGATTGGCAGACAAGAATTACTGATGCATTATCACAAATCATTCCAAATGAACTTGAAACTGTTATCTTTAATCCTCGCAGGGATGATTGGGATAGTTCATGGGAACAGAAGATATCAAATCCTCAATTTTATGAACAAGTAACATGGGAGCTTTCTGCACTTGATAGGTCTGATGTTATTATTATGTACTTTGCACCAGGAACTAAATCTACTATTTCACTTTTAGAATTAGGATTACATGCAAACGACAAGAAAATGTTAGTATGCTGTCCTGACGGTTTTTGTAGAAAAGGTAATGTTGATATTGTTTGCGAAAGATATGGAATACCTCTATTTGAAACCTTAGATGATCTTATTTTAGAATTAGCAGCAGATATCAAATAATGGTGTTGAATCCAGTATGATATATGAAAGTGAAGGTATTCCTAACGGTTGGAGAAAAGGGATGACTAGAAAAAACAAAGGCAATGAGTAACTATATTAAATATAAATTCTATGGCAGAATCTGATTTCGTTAAATCTTTTGGCGATGATTTAGAAAAAATAAAAGCAGAAGCTAGTAAATATCATAACTATGAACAAGCCGTCAAATTATGCTTGAACAGTATCTACGGCGCATTTGGTAATCCTTACTTTTATTTCTTTAATGTTGATATTGCAGAAACAATTACTCTTCAAGGTAAGGATGCTATTCTTTATACCGAAGCATTAGTCAATAAGTACTTTAGTGAATTTTGGCATAAAGATACTGCAGCTCATACTGAAATGGGAATAACAGTTACAGGAAGGATTGAAAAACCTGTTGGTATTTATATTGATACCGATTCGATCTATATGAAATTTGATGAAGTGATTAAGAAGTCTGATTGGTCAGGTAATGAAAAAGATTTTATTCTTAAACTCTATAATGTTAGGCTTGCCAAATACATTGAAAAGATTTTGCAAAAATATGCAGATGATAACAATGCAGAAAACTTTTTAAGTTTTGAATTGGAGAGTATTGCTAAAAATGCTATTTGGCTCGCTAAGAAAAAGTATATGCAAAACATTGTTTGGAAGGATCCTAATATCCATTATGAAGATCTTTCCAAAGTTAGTGCCAAAGGATTTGAAATTATCCAATCTTCAACTCCTGTATTTGCTAGGGAAAAACTTAAAGATCTTATTACATATATCTTTTCAAAAGAAGATCTTAACATGAGTGAATTTGCTGCACTTCTTAAAGAAATAAAGAGACAGTTTAAATTAGCAAATGTTGATCAAATTAGCTTTTCAAAGAAAGTAAATAACTACCAACAGTATATTGTTAATGATTATGATGAATTCGAGATAGCAAGTAAATGCCCAATCAATGTAAGAGCTGCTGGGTATCATAACTATCTTCTTAACAATTCAAAATATAAGAAAAAATATCAACCTCTTGGTAATGGCGAAAAGGTTAAAATGTACTTCTCAACAGATCCTAATTGTGAAGTATTTGCATATGCCCCAGGTGATCACCCATATGAATTTGCACCGGCTGTTGATTACGATACACAATTTGAAAAGACAATATTGGATCCTATTAATCGTGTAATTACTGCAATGGGCTTTAAAGGATTTAATAGGAATCTTATTTATACTATGAGTGTTTTCTAATTAACTAGATATATAAAAAAAACAATGAAATGAAACATATTAAAGAGTTTTCTGAATTTCTTAATGAATCTTTTTTCAAACAATTCAAATTTAATTCACATAAAAATCATAACCCAACTGCTGACATTTTACAAGGTCATTTAGATGATGATACCTTTATAACTTATGGCATTTATGTTAAAGATTCTGGTGCTTTTAATAAGGGTGATGAATTTATGGAAATTTATACAGGAGAAAATTATAATCCAAATTCTACAAAAAGATCAAATTCTCGAGTATTTGCTCCTGATAAAATTCCAAATAAGTACAAACGAGCATGGGAAGAATTAAAGGATAAATATAATAAGGAATACAAATAATATTAAGATAAAACAATCACACTCCTTAGCTATATAAAAATAAACAATTTATATGGCTAAGGAGTTTTCTTTTGGTGATCTAAACAAGGAAATGTCTAAAATATCAGAGTACGGAGATACCCTGGATAAATCAACAGTTTCAAAAATTGATCACTTTATTCCAACTGGAAATTATCATTTAAATGCATGCTTAACAGGATCTCTATTTGGAGGTTATCCTAATAATAGAGCAGTTGCACTCGCCGGTCCTTCTGGAACCGGTAAAACATATCTCATTCTTAATGCTGTTAAACAAGCACAAGATATGGGATATTCTATCGTATTTTACGATTCAGAAAATGCAGTAGATTTAGAACTTGTTGAAAAGTTTGGAATAGATGCATCTAGATTTAGATATGAACCGTGTAATACTGTTCAAGAATTTAGAACATCTGTTACTGCAATTACTGATACCCTGATGGAGCAGAAAAAGAAAGGTGTAGCCTTACCTAAGATTATGATTGTTCTTGATTCTGCTGGTAACCTTGCAACCCAAAAAGAAATTGATGATGCTAAGAGCGGTAGTGATAAAGCTGATATGACCAGGGCTAAGTTACTTAAATCAACATTCAGAATTCTTATGACGAGAATGGGTATTTGTAAAATTCCATTCCTATTTAGCAATCACACTTATATGACACAGGACCTATTTGCCAAACAAGTAGGTGGTGGTGGTACCGGTCCTGAGTATGCTGCTTCAATTATTCTTTTCTTAGGAAAGGCTAAACTTAATGAAGGTGCTGAACAAACGGGTATTATTGTAACTGCTAAACCTAACAAGAATAGATTTGCAAAGCCAATTCCAATTAAGTTTCACATTTCCTTTTCTAAAGGTATGAATGCATATATTGGATTAGAGGAATATATTAGCTGGGACACTTGTGGAATTGAAAGAGGTAAATTTATTACTGAAGGTCAATATGAAAAGCTTAAAGATACTGAGCAGGAAGAATGTAGAAAACATATTTACATTGATGAAACCGAAAAGGAAAGAACTGTTTATTTCCAACCTTCACAAACTGCTCGTAAACTTGCAGTCAGACACCTAAATGGTCTTGTTGATCTAAATGAACTGTTTACATCTAAGGTAATGACTCAGGAAGTTCTTGAAAGATTAGAACCTATCATTAAGGAAAAGTTTAGTTACGGTACTGATGAATTAACTGCAGATTCTTTAAATGAAATTCTTGAAAGCGATGTTGAATAAAGTTATTGATACTGGAAAACTTAAAGTTAAATATGTCCTCGGCAATCATACTACCGTTAAGGGGTATCCTAATGCCGAGGATATTCTTTTCGAAATGATACGTGATTATTGTAGTAGGGTTACCAAGATTTTAAAATTTACTGATGTATCCCTTTTACAAAAATATCCAATGCTTACTAAAGAATCCCTTCATGAAATTCTACGTAAGCTTACTGCTGATGGCTTTATTAAAGAAATTAACTCAACATCGGCATATACTACATATGAGGTTATTGAAAACCCGTATTCATAAACCAATTAATCATCTTACCATAAAAAAATAAAATATGAATGCAAGCATAGATCATGAAAAGATCTTTTTTAATTACTTCATATCAAGACCAATCTATCTAAAAAGTGTAGGTAAGAATTTTTTCTCAAATTCTGATATTGATCACTTAGCAAAAATAGCTAAGGAATTTTACTTAAAGTTCGGCGAATCCCCATCCAAAGAACAAATGAAAGCTTTGTTAAAGGATGATGTAATTGAAATATCAGATGATATCGTAAACCAGGTTTTTCAAGTTAATCTTCCTGAATATGATCAAGATTGGCTTAAAAGAACAAGTGAATCCTGGGTAAAGTGGAAACACTTTGATAAGCAATTAATCAGAACAATAGAGTACATTAAAACTCAGGATGTTTCTCCAGAAAACGTTGAGGATGTTGTAAAGAGAGCAATCGGAATGATTTCGACCGACGGTTCTCTTAGTTTTGACGCGGATATAGGATTGGACTTCTTTAATCCAGAGGATCACATACAGAGAACACACAAGAAAATTGAAACCGGTTGGAACTTTATCGACAGAATATCAGGTGGTGGATATGATACAAAATCTCTTGTTGTATATGCGGGTGAACAAAATATTGGTAAATCAATTTGGTTAGCCAATGATGCTGCAAATTTTATGAGGATGGGTCATAATGTTGTTTTTATAACCGCTGAGATGGCTGCGCAAAAGGTTATGAAAAGAATTGGTTCAAATCTTCTTAATATCTCAATGAGTGAATATGATAAGAAATCTGCCAATCGAGATTTCATTAAAAGAAATCTTGAGAAAATTGGTCGAGGACTAATGCCACCTGGTAAATTGTTTATTAAAGAATTTCCAACATCGCAGGCAACTATTCTTGATATTGAAGCATATCTTAAGACTTTAGAAGAAACGCAAGATCATAAAGTTAATGTTCTTGTTGTTGACTATATAAATATTCTAGCAAACTATCGAAATCCTAATACCGAAAATACATATATGAAGATTAAGCAAATTGCGGAAGACCTACGGGCTCTTGCTGTAAAACGCGATATGCTTGTTATTTCGGCAACACAGATTAATCGTGGCGCGTGGGATTCTACTGAAGTTAAGATGGAGAATATTGCAGAATCTGCCGGTCTTGCACATACTGTCGATGTTATGTATGCTCTTATACAAGATGGTATGATGCATGTTAATCGAGAGTATTGGTTGAAGGTGTTAAAAATTAGAGATGGCGAAGGGAAAGGAAACCGTTGTCGGTTTACCATTGATTATGATCATATGAGATTAATGGAAACCGATGATATAACATAATAAGTAAATATGGAAACGGATAAAATTTTTAACAACACGTATGGTGAACAGGATTTGAGCGAAGGGTCTGTTACTTTTACACTCTCGCCTTCTTATGAAGATAGTATGGATCCTGATGATAGGATGCACTATAATCTTATGTTAGAAAAGGTTGATGAACTTATTAAAGGTAGTGAATTTGAAAACTTAAGTAAAGTTACAGCAGATGGTGTAATGAAGAAACTTAATAAAGTACAAATCAATAAAGTATTTTGCTATATTATTGAACATTTAGGTGATCATTATTCACGAGTTGATATTTTCGCTGTTGTTTCTGACTACTTTGATGTATTTCCAAATAAGTTCTATAATTCATTGTCAAATAAGTTTAAGGATGAATTGATATGTGAATTGGATAAAAAGTACAACATTTTAGAAAAGAAAAACATAAGAAAGTTATTTTAATATGAAAAGAATCTTTATGATAAGTGACACACATCTTGGGTGTCGATCTAATTCAGTTCTTTGGCTTAATATAATTGAGGATTACTTTTTCAATTTTTTCATTCCTTTTGCCAAAGAAAACTATAAACCCGGCGATGTTCTTTTTCATTTAGGCGATGTCTTTGACAACCGACAGAGTCTTAATCTAGCTGCACAAAATTTAGGAATTCGAGTATTTGAAGAACTTTCAAACATTTTTCCAGAAATTCATATTATAGTAGGTAATCATGATATTATGAAGAAAAATTCAAACGATATTTCTTCGGTTGACTGCTTAAAGTATATTCCGAATGTGACAGTTCATAAAGAACCACATGTAATTAATTACCCAGATGCAAAATGTTTACTAATGCCTTGGCGCAGAAATGCTGAGCATGAAAGGGAAACTATTGAGCAATACAATGATATAGATTATCTGTTTTGTCATAGTGAAACGCAAGGTGTACAAACAAATCCAAACATCCGGCATTTGCATGAAGGCGGTAACCCAGTAAATCTTTTTGAAAAATTTAAAAGGGTTTATTCTGGACATATTCATTATAGACAAGAAAAACGAAACTTTGTGTTAGTTGGTAATCCTTACCAAATGACCAGATCTGACCGGGATAATCAAAAGGGTATCTATATTCTTGATTTAAAGACAGGTACTCACTCATTTACTCCTAATATGAGGTCACCAAAATTCATTCGGTATTATATTAATGAGATACTAGAAAGAAGGATGGAGGACATTGCAAATGAGATTAAAGGTAATTTCGTTGATGTTTTTATACCTTCATCAGTCTTAGGAAAATATAACATTAATAGTTTTATGGATTATCTTGATGGCATTGCCAATAGGATTGAGCCTAAAATTTATGATGAAGATAATAGGATAAGTTATGAAGATGGTGATATATCAGAGTTTAAGGGTGAATTTGATTTAATTAAGATATCAGAAGACTTTATTAATGGATTAGATTATGATGATGATCTTAAAAAACGTCTGATAAAATCAGTGACCGAATTGTATAAAGAAACAATGACACCAAGCTATGAAGATTAAACAAATCGAGTTCAAGAATTTTGCATCATACGGTAATCGTGTACAAAAAATAGATTTTACCGATTCAAATGGTGATCTATATCTTGTGTTGGGAAATAATGGTGCGGGCAAAAGCACACTTGCTAAAGTTATTACATATTTGTGTTATGGAAAGGTTGATGGATCCAGTTTAAAGGATTTACCTAATAGGGTTAATAGTAGCTTATGGGGTAAGATCACTATAGAAAGTAAAGGAAACGAAATAGAGATTGAGAGAGGTATAAATCCAGGAATTTTTAATGTTAAGATTAACGGATCCGAATATGATGTTGCTGGTAAAAGTAATATGCAAGAATTTCTTGAAACTGAAATGTATGAAATACCTTATCAAGTATTTAAGAATGTTATCATCTTATCAGTGAATGACTTTAAATCATTCATAACAATGTCTCCTTATGATAAGAAAATGATTGTTGACAGAATCTTTGGGTTTTCAGTCATTAATGAAATGAGAGACCTTGTTAAACAAAAGAGAAAGGGAATACTTGATGAACTTAGAACATTTGAAGATGAAATTAGAACTTTGGGAGATTCCATCAAATCGGTAACCAAAAAACTTGAACAGTTTGAAAAAGATAATCAAGAGCGTAGTAAAGAAAAGGTTGATAAGATTAAAAAATCTTTAGAAGAATTAAAGGAAAGGAAAAATACTTTAATTGAAGCAAGTAATAAGGCAAAAGAAAAAATAGAAAAGTATGATAAATTATTAAGAGAAAAGTCAAATGAACAATCTGAGGTTACTCATGAAATCAGAACAGTTAAGAAAGCTCTTAAGTTATACGAAAGTCAAGCATGTCCTACATGCGGCGGTTCACTAGACACAGAGTTTCATCAACATATAAAAACTGAAAAGGAAGATTCATTAAAAGAATATGCAAAAAAATACCTTTCAATTAAAGAAGAAGTTTCTGATATTGATAAAACACTTTCTGAATTAAGAGATAAGGGCAGAAAAATACTTTCTCATGCAACACAGATTGATACAAATTTAGATAGGTTGGTAAAAGACCTAAAGGATCTAATGAATAACGCTTCATCAGACTCTGCTCATTTAACTGAACTTATTCAAGATTTTGAGTCTAAAATAGGTAAAAAGAAGGAAGGAAAGTTAAGAGTTGAGGGAGAAGATTATTATCTAAGTGTATTGGAAAATCTGATGGGGGATGATGGTATTAAGAATCTTGCAATCAGATCAATATTACCTTCATTTAATAATCATATCTTATTGATGGGAAAGGAAATGGGAATTCCTTTCACTATTAAATTTGATGAGAAGTTTAACTGCGAAATTCAACACTTAGGAGAAGAGGTAAGTCCAAAAACACTTTCAACTGGTGAAAGAAAGAAAGTTGATTTTGTAATTATCATGGCTTTGATTAAAATGATAAAGGTAAGGTTTCCAAGTTTAAATGTGTTATTCTTAGATGAAATCTTTTCAAGTATTGATAATGACGGTGTATATCATATCATTAGTATTTTACACCAAACTATACAAGATGTAGGTCTTAATACATTTGTGATTAATCATACAGTTCTTCCATCCGAATATTTTGATAAAAAGATTGAAATTACAAAAGATGCTGGTTTTTCTGAATTTACGATAGAAACTATTGGTTAATGCTTCTAATAAATACTCTATATAATTTAGAATGAGTGCATACAACCAAGAGTTTAATAAAGATAATGTAATCCTTAGATATGTAATTGTTGGGTTACTTGCAGAACTACGAAATAAAATCTACTTTTATAATCAAGTTGATGAAGACGTTGTATCTAAAATTAATGTACCCTTTTACTATTCGGTAACAGGAAATGAAAGGTTTCTTTTAGATGCATTTCTTTTTGGTGCTACTGAAAATGGTGAAGCTGTCGGGGATTATGAAGTAGTCCCAAGAGGTGTTGTACAGTTATCAGGAATTTCTATAGATTCTGGTAGTATGACCAATAAATTCATACGATCACAATTTGTTAGGGAATTTCAAGGTCAGCTTAAAACATTTTCATTAGAAACTGCATTCTTACCTATTAATCTTACTTTTGATATAACCGTTGTTTGTTCAAATAATTTGGAAATGCTTAAAGTAACAGAAAGCATTATGAGCAAATTATATAAAGCAACATTTTTCCAGATAGATTTAGGTATGATGCGAGTACAGGCATCCCTTGAAGTACCGGAAGACTATTCACAAGAGAGACTATTTGAATATGCGCTTAATGATAAAAAAGAGTTTAATGTTACTTTTTCAATTGATGTTAAAACATTTATGCCAGTATTTGAAAATGGTATCTTATTAAGTGAAATTATTGAGATGACACGGGAAACTTCCGTCAATCCAAATAACATTGGTATTGGAATGTACCGAAATGGTGAAATTCGTTTCGGTGGTGTATTACAAGAAATCAACTATAATATTGATGATATCAGAAAAGCACCAACTAAAGATGTATTCAGTAACAAGAGTTACATTGATCCTAATCTTATTCAAACTGGACCTATCTTCTTGGAATCAAATGTAAACACGGAAGAAGAAACTCCTGAAAGTGATGCTAGTAAAGAATATAGGAATGATGACGAAACCTAATTTAAGACACACATACTATAATATATAAAACAAATCAACTTCTAATATGAAAAAAGTCAATGAGGGGCAAACTCAAGTGTATTTAAACAGTATGGTCACTCCACAGTATGGAGTTAATACAAATGCACCCTACTTAAATACACCACCACCTCAACTAATGTCTCTTACTAATGAATTTTTTAAGAGTGGTAAATCACCAGCACAGGTGATAGCTATTCTTGTTGGTATGGGAACACCTCAACAATTGGCACAATCCGCAGTGAATGTGTACATGATGAATAATCCACGGGGTATTACCATTAGCGATAGAAACCCAAATCCACCAGGATATCCTAATCCTGCTGGAAGAATTAAGAACTTAAATACACTAGGTGCTATAACAGAAAAAAACAATAAAACAATGCAATTCACTCTTAATGACCTTTACGAAAGGGTACAAGAATCTCTTTCTGATCTTAATAAGATAACATCAGATGAATCAAGAGTTTCTTATTCTGCAAATAATGCTAAAACAGTTTTGGAAAATGCTTTAGCAGCATTCCCAGATCTTTCAATTTCAACAGATGTGTTGAAAGATATGACAGATGAAGAAATCAATAAACTTAAAGAAGGTACTAAATCAAAATTTGATATCATTGATACCAAAATAAATCCAACACTAAAGTTTAACATTGCAACTCGTTTATTTAGAGAATGCGCTACTTATGATTGGATTGATCCAGTTTCTGACCTTAGATCATACATTAAAGAAATGTATTCATATAATGTTTGGTCATTCAAAGTAAATGAGGCAGTTTCAGTTTTATCAACTAGAAATAACCCATTAGATACAAGACTTTCTGAAGACTTTAAAGGTTTATTAAAAGAATCTGCCGATTCTATTGAAGACAACATTATTTCTCTTTCAAAGAAAAACCCATGGTCTAGGGAAGCTGCTTCTTTAGCAAATCAAATTAATGAAAGTAGAAAAGGAGCCAATCAAGGAAAGGTTTCAGTAGAAAGAATTTTTAGTCCAGTTCTTGTAGAAGGTAATTCATTTTACTTCCATCTAAACGGACAGACTTATAGAATGAGCGGTTCTAAAATAACAGAATCAAAGGTTGCCGATTCAAGATTTAACAGAATCATTGAGGCAATGGGTATGTTTAGAAAATCTGATGATACTCTTACAATGTATGGCCAAAATGAAAAATCACTTGAGATTAATCTATCAGAAGGTACAATTAAATTAGGTGAAACTAATCTTAGTGAAGCTGGTGTAGCATCTGTTAAAGAAGCATTAATGTCAACAAGGTTCTTTTCACACAGAGATCTTTGGATGATTGAAAAAGTATGTTCACTAATAGAACACATTGATATGATTGCTGAAATGGATAACTTCTTAGGATTATCATCTCAGGAATTTCTTAATGTATTCTTAACCATGATCTCTGTTGATGAAGGTATTTGGGTTAATAAGGTAAATAGTTCAATGAGAATTAACGAAATGAAATTCTTTACAACTGTGACCGATGCTCTTAACGAAGCTAAATCATTCATCGGATACGATGCAACAAGTTACTTATCAGAAAGACTTATTAAAGAAGGTAATGAGATGGCAAAAGTTCAAGAAAGAAGAGATGTTCTTAATAAGGAATTAACATTCTTAGAAGAAAAGAAATCTACAGTCAAATCTGCTATTAATAAAATAGGTTCATCTGAAGAATTAGCCGAGGCTCTTAGCCTTATAAATTCTGAAATTTCTAAAAAGGAGAAAGAACTTCAATCAACTTATATTTCAGAAAAAAAAAGCAAGGCCGATTATCTAAATGATGGTTATATTGAAGCTACATTAAAAAATTCTGTACAATCTCTTAAAAAAGGGCAGGAAGTTTTAATTAATGCTGAAGAATTTGCTTCGTTAGGTTCAGACGATCTGATTGATGTGATTAATGCTAAGACCACAAAATCATACTTAGTACCTAAAGGAGACATAAATGTTTCTTTTTAATAATCACCTGTAATTTTACATTTAGGCCGAATGTTAAACATTCGGCTTATTTGTTCATATAATTAAATAAAGAATAATAAGAATGTCTAGAAAAAGAAACTATCTAAATAACAGAGATCTGTTAGAAGAAATTATTAAATCAAAAGAACAAGGTGAACTTACTCCAAAAGCACTTAAAATGTTAATGATGTTAGCCGAGAGATCATCAAATAAACTTGTCTATAATAATCCTGACGATAAAAAGGATTGTATAGCATATGCATATATGGATCTTTACAGATATTGGAAAAACTTTAATCCTGATCGAAGTGATAATGCATTTGCATATTTTACTGAGGTTGCTAAGAGAGGTTTTGCCAAAGGATGGAATGCTCTCCATCCTAAGAAATATGCAGGTACAGTTTCACTAAGCGGTGCGACTGATAATAATGATGGAATTTATTCAATCTAATGAGTATAAAAAAGGTTAAACCAACAACAAAATCTGGATTTAAACAGGGTTATTATAATCCACAAAACCCTCATAAGTATAAAGGAGAATTTCCTATCATTTACAGAAGTAGTTGGGAACGTAAATTTTGTCATTGGTGTGATCATAATGAAGATGTTCTACTTTGGATGTCTGAACCTTTTTCAATTTCATATTTTAACATTTTAGATAAAAAGTTTCATAAGTATTATCCAGACTTTTTTATTCAGATGAAACGTGATGATATTATTGAAAATTATATTGTTGAGATAAAACCTAAGTCTCAACTCATGAAACCTAAAGAACCTAAGAAAAAGACAAGGAAAGCATTAGAAAATTACAAATATGGTTATGAAACTTATGTAAGAAACCTATGTAAGACTGACGCTTTAAATAAGGCAGCAAAACAAAGAAATTATAAAGTTATGTTGCTAACTGAAGATTCTAAGATATTTTAAGATATGCTGAGTGGAGATTTTGAAAAAGATTTAGAATCATATATAAAAGAAAACAAAGGGCGAAAACGGGCATCTAAGAGATCTCAAATAGATTTATATAAGGTCAGTAAGTCTTTTGGTGGTATTCTTAATCCTGGTAAAATGTATATTTTTAACTATTATACACCAGATGAAGCAGAATATGACACAAACCCAATTGTAATAGGTTTAGGCAGAAGTGATGATGGTAATCAACTTGGTTTAAATTTACATTACATTCCATATAGAGTTAGGGTACAGTTAATACAACGAATTTATACATCATTTGATTCATTCATTAAACAGCAAATAAAAGGACGTGGTTTAGGTAATCCGACACTACAGCAACCAATCACACAATTGAATTGGGATAATCTTAAAGCATCATACGGAAATTTCTTTAATCTCAATTACGCAGTAAGACAATATCGAGTAGATAGAATGAAAAAGCCTCTTGTGATAGGTTTTGAGAATTGGTATTTAGGAGCAGTAAATGATGAGAATATGTTTTATGGAACTACTATTTTGGAAGCACAGTCAAAATTCTTCTAAATATATAAATCAATAACAATAAAATAATGGCAGGTTTTACAAATAGAAGAGGTCCATTAACAGGGGATAATCCAGTTAGAAAGGTTTTAAAAGATCTTTCAAATTTAGGAATGGCATATGATGATATGATTCTTAGAAACTCAAGAGCTATTGGGTTTGCTGAAAATCAGTTTGGATATACCATGAATCCTATGGGATCTGACGCTGATGATATTTATGCAGTTTTTGCAGGTTTATCATTAACTGATACCAGTCTTAAGAAGAATATTTCATTTTTTGATAAGGATTATCCAAGGAAAAGAGATCAACTTAGACAGTTTGCAGTACAAGATGAGATAGAAGAAATTCTTGATGTAATCTGTGATGAATGTATTGTATTTGATGAAACCAATTACGCTGCATATGCCGAGTATAACGGTCATATAAGTTCTGCCATCGAAGATGAAATTGCAGATGTTTATAATAACATTTACAATTACTTTGGGTTTAATGATGCAGTTTCTCTTTGGAATTATCTTAGAAAATGGTTAGTTGACGGTTATCTTGCATTTGAAATCGTGTATAATGATAAACAAACTGAGATCATAGGATTTAAGGAATTAGATCCAGTATCACTTATGCCAGCTGTTGATACTGAAACCGGTAAGAAGATGTGGATCCAATATAAAGGCGGGGGCGTAAAAGAGAGAAAACTCTGGGATTCACAAATCATATATCTTTCTTATTCTTCAGTAAATTCACCACAAAGAATTTCTTATGTTGAAAGACTTATCAGATCTTTCAACATGTTACGAATAATGGAACATACCAGAATTATCTGGGCAGTTACCAATGCATCATTTAAAACACAGTTTATTATACCTGTTGGTGGTAAGTCTAAAACAAGAGCAAAGCAATCGCTAGCACAACTTATGAATTCATATAGAGAAGTGGTTGATTTTGATTTTGATAGCGGTGAAATACAAACCAACGGTAAGCCTATGATGCCTTTCAATAAGGAATATTGGCTACCGTCAAAGGATGGTGAACAGCCAGAAATTAGCACAATTGGTGGAGATGGTCCAGATTTAGGTGATACTGAATCTCTAAAATACTTTGGGGATAAACTTAAAATTGCGTCAAAGATACCGTTTTCTAGGTTTGAAAGAGATGGTGGTTCAGATTACAGTATGGATGCAAGTGGCATGATGCGGGATGAAATAAAGTTTTCTAAGTTTATCAACAGATTAAGATCTATTTTTCAAGAGATCCTGGTTAAACCTATGTATATACAAATGTGCTTAAATCATCCAGAGTTGAAAAATGATGTTGCTTTTAAGGCTGGTTTAGGTCTTAAATTTGTTAAGGATAATGTCTTTGAAGAAATGAAAGAAATGGAATTACAAACAAAAAGAGTTGACTTTATCGGTAATATGAAAACTCAATTAAGTACAATGGATGAAAACATGACTGAAATTCCATTCTTTGATTTAGGTTGGTTAATTAAAAGATATGGCGGATTTACTAGGGACGATCTTAAGGCTAACCAAAGAGCTAAAACTAAAGCCGATCTTGAAAAAGAAGGTTATAGTGAAGAAGATATTGAAAAAATCCTTTTAGGTGCTGACAAAAAAGATTTTAAACCTGAAGAAGGCGGAGGTGCTGCTGAAGATCCACTGGCAGGATTAGAAGGAATGTGATAAAAAATGTAAAGATTACTACAATATATAAAACAAATTAGAATACAATATGTCAAAGAATCTATTAATCATAGAGAGATCTGCATCAGATCTTAAAACTGATGTATCTGAAGATGGTAGTGTTTATTTAGAAGGCATTTTTACCGAATTTGGTGTTAAGAATAAAAACAATAGAATTTACGAAGAATCTGAGGTGCTTCCTCATATTAATGAATTACAACAAAAGATTAAAAAACAAAAACTATTAGGAGAGCTTGATCATCCTAAAGATTTTGATATTAGCTTATCGAATGTTTCCCATGTTATTGAGGAAATTAATTATGACCCCTCAACTAAGCAAGTTAGAGGTAAGATTAGACTCCTAAACACAACTAAAGGTAAAGAAGCACAGGCTCTTGTTAATGATGGTATACCTTTACATATTTCAAGTAGAGCTGCAGGTACTGTTGATGAAAATAATAAAGTAAAGATTAAGAAATTCTTTACATACGATCTTGTTGCGGACCCAGGATTTGAAAATGCTGAACTTTCTAGAGTTAATGAATCGTTTGGTTTTGAAAACGACAGTAGCTTATACATATATGAAATGGAAGAAACAAAAACAAAAGATAAAAAAAGTTTAGAAATGACTAATGAAAATCAGTATGTATCGGTTGAAGATTTTAACAAGTATACCGAATACTTAAAAAATGAAATTAACAACTTAAAAGAATCTACTTCATCTAATGACAATGAAATGGTAGAGAAGCTGATTAAGTATTCTGAGCATATTGCAGAACAGGTTAATAACCTTACCGAATATGCAGGTTACTTAGCAGAAAATCTTGATAAGAGTATTTCTCATTCAGACTATATTGTTAATAATGTAAACCAAATTAAAGAATACTCCTCTTATCTTGCTGAACAACTTGATAATAGCATTAAGTACTCTGAACATATTGCCGAAAAAACCGATCAAAGTATTGAATATGCACAATATGTTGCCGAAAAGGCCGATCAAAACATTAGATTCTCTAATTATTTGGCAGAAAAGCTTGACGGTTCTATTCAATATACCGAGCATGTTGCAGAAGGAGCCGATAAAGGAATCCAATTTGCAAATTATTTAGCAGAAAAACTTGATCAAAGTATTGCATATGCCGAGTATCTTAAAGAAGGGCTTGAAAGAGGTATCAGTTATTCTGAATATATTGCAGAGCAAATTAATACTGAATACGAAACTGCTCTAAATGAATCTAGAAATGCTAAGTCTGTGACAAAGTCTAAAGAAACTTATGATTCATATACCAGTTCATTAAATGAGAAATTGGATTCGCTAATTAAGAAAGCTGAAGAAAAGAGTTCATCAAATATGTTCTTTATGAACTTCTTGACAGAATCTAAGAAGCAACAATTCCAATCTCTTACCGATGACAAGAAAGGCCTTATCGTTGAAAAAATGAATTCTGACCGCTGCATGTCAACTGTTGATGCCGATCGTATTTGGGAATCTTGCTTTACTCCTGAGAAAAAGCCATTAAACTTTATTGATGATATTCCAGAAAAATTTCAAACTAAATGGGAATCTCTATCAGAAGCAAGAAAGTTTCAGATTATTGCTGAATCTAAAATGTATACATTAGATACACCATATAAGATTAATAACTTTTGGTCTACGCGTGATTTAAGAGATACTGTGGTTGGTTTAGAAAAGCTTAATGAAAGTAAAACCGCAGCAGAACAGGCAATGATTCAAAATAATGGGTATGCCGTTAATGAAGAATATCGCCAAGCTCTTGTTAATAAGGTAAGATTTAACTTAGGTAAATAAGAAATAGTAAAAAAAACACAATAATGAAACACGTAAAACTATTTGAACAGTTTATTGAATCTTTTGATTTGAATGAAGCGGTATCAAAAAATACTCTTTATAAAAAGCTTTGGTCAAAGCAAGGTGTAGATTCTGACACTGCATTAAGACCAGGTGCTACAGTTAATCCTATTGACACTCTTAAACCAAAGAGAAATGATACTATGACTTTTTTACGTATACCAGTTAAGGCAGAAAACTCTGTTTTAGATTTTGGAGTTCGTGAATTTGGTCCTGATAGATTTTGGCAAAATACGGTTAACATATATGGTACAAATGCCGGTGTTATTGGAATTAAGAATCTTACCGATGATGAATTAGAAATGCTAAAGGGTGTTGTACCAACTGCAACTGTTGATGATTTCATTATTTCTAATTACTTTGGTATTAGGCCTAGAAAAGCAGCTTTGGCAAATGGACAAAAATTAGATGGAGTTGATTCTGTTGATGATGTAACTATTACACTTTAAAAATTAAATATGTAGAATCTTTAGGGTGGACTCGAGTCCACCCTTTTTTTAGATTACATTTTTCACAATTTTTACAAAAAACTAGAATGTGACTAATATATAATAAGTAATCCAAGAAGCCAAGAAGCAAAAGGCTAGCGATTAAAAACAAAAAACGAAAAAAACAACTCAAAAAATGTACGCTAATCAACTTATTAATGAGGCTGAAGTACAAAAGCAGTGGGGGCCAATTATTACTGAGGCTACCGGTATCGAGGACAGGAGTAAATTGTCTTGGATGACTAAGTACTGCCATTACCACAGTCTTACTGAAAGTGTTTATAACACAGTACACCTAAATCCTAA